TAAAGCAAGCAACACAGAGGGTTCACTAAATACGACTGCCACTTCTGCAAACACAACCAGCGGTTTTGCAATTTCAACTTATGTAGGCGAAGGCGCAAATAGAACTTATGGCCATGGGCTAGATTCAGCACCGGAGTGGACTATTACGAAACTTAGAGTTGGTGCCGATCAAGGCAACTACGCTTGGCACGTAAAACTAGGAGGTGGAACAAAGATTATCTATCCGCATTTAGACAATGCTGTCGATACAGAGGCTTCAATTTTTAACAGCACTGTACCAAGCGCTACTTTAAATTCGTTAGGCAATCAAGTCGGTGTAAACACTGATGACTATACATACGTGAATTGGAGTTGGCACGGCGTTGAGGGCTACTCACTTTTCAGCGATTACGTTGGAAATTTAGACGCTGATGGCCCTGTAGTTGTGATGAGCGGTAGTCCTGCAGCTTCAATGACAAAAAGAAACGAAGCTGGTTGGAATTGGAATTATCACGCGCAAGTTTTGGGAGCCAACGAAAATTACCAGTATCTTATACCTAACGCTACTACAGCAATGAACACTACATCCTCAGTCAATGAAATGGATTTTCTAGCAAACGGCAGGAAAATCAGGGACGGGGGAAATAATAATATAAATGGGGACGGTATTCAGCATATCACAATGGATTGGGGTGGAAGACCATTAACAGACAATGCGATTAATCAGGGGCGTGCTGGTGCAGTTCAACAGTATGGTCTTGGTTACGGAGGCACAATAACCTTTGATGGCACAGACGTTATACACGTATTTACAGTGAGTGGTACGTTTACTTTGCCTGTTGCTCCAACTGGCGGCATAGACTATCTCGTTATTGCTGGTGGTGGAGGTGGTGGTTCTGCGTTTTCTGGAGGCGGCGGTGCTGGCGGCTATCGTAACAGTTTCAATAGCGAAACATCAGGTGGTGGGGGTTCTAGTGAAACTGCTTTAGCTCTTAGTTCTGGTTCATATACAGTAACGGTGGGCGCAGCGGGAGCCGCAGGGACGAGCCAAGGTAGTGGAGGTGCTGGTGGTAATAGCGTCTTTGCTACAATAACTTCCGTAGGCGGTGGTGGTGGTGCTGGTGCAGGGATAGACATTGATGGCGTAGTTGGTGGTTCCGGTGGCGGCGGTAGTGGAGATAACCGTAGTGGGCAAGTAGCTGGAGATGGAACATCTAATCAGGGTTTTGATGGAGGCATTGGTGACTATGATGGTAACGCTAACAATGCAGGCGGTGGTGGCGGCGCTGGTACAGTTGGTGTAGCTGGTGATGCTACTGACGCTGGAACAGGTGGTAACGGTTTAGCTAGTGCTATTACTGGTGCATCCGTCACAAGAGGTGGCGGTGGAGGTGGCGGTGCTTTTGCTGCTGGTGGCGGTGTTGCTGCTAACGGTGGATCAGGAGGCGGCGGTAATGGGTCATCCTCTGGTGTTGGTGCTGCTGGATCAGCAAACACTGGTGGAGGTGGTGGTGGCTCTAAGACAGGAACTAATGGCGGCGCTGGAGGAACAGGTGTTGTAATTATTAGATATACGATATAAGTACAAGTAAAATGGATAGGGCAATTGATTAATAGAATAGTTACTCTTATAAATATGTAGAAAGGAATTAATTTTATGGCTATACCTTCTACTAAAGAAACTTTTAAAAATTATTGTCTAAGAGCTCTTGGTTCTGGAGTTATAGATATCAACGTATCAGATGACCAAGTAGATGATCGTATAGATGAGGCCTTACAATATTTCGCACAATATCACTATGATGGTATTGAGAAAATGTATCTTAAACATCTAATATCTACTGATGATGTTACAAGAGCATTAACCAATACCTCAACAACAGCAACCGATTCAGTAGATACTTCTGTAACTGCAACATGGAAAGAAGGTAATAACTGGATTCCTGTTCCTCAATCTGTTGTTTCTGTTCTAAGAGTATTTCCTTTAACTGATACTGGTGGTGGTGGAAGTCTATTTGATGTTCGTTATCAACTAAGACTAAATGATCTTTATGATTTTTCATCCACCTCTGTTATGGATTATCAGTTACAAATGCAGAATTTAGATTTTCTTGAGCATATTCTTGTGGGAGAAACACCTATACGTTTTAACCAACATCAAAACCGTTTGTATATTGATATGGATTGGCAGAATAAAATAGAACCTGATACTGAGCATATAATCATAGAGTGCTATCGTAAGGTTGACCCTACATCATACACTGACATATTTGATGACATATATCTTAAAAGGTATGCAACTGCTTTAATCAAAGGGCAGTGGGGAGCAAACTTATCTAAGTTTAGTGGTGTTGCAATGTTGGGTGGTGTTACCATGAACGGTGAAACAATATACTCACAAGCAATAGAGGAGCAACAGAAACTAGAGGATCAGATTCAATTAGCATTTGAATTACCAGTTAGTTATATGGTAGGATAATAGTATGGCTGTAAATGCATTTTTTCATACCAGTAATGTTGCCGCAATATCAACAGAACAAAGTTTATACTCAAACTTAGTTGCCGAGGCAATTCAGATACATGGTCATGACGTTTTCTATATGGATCGTACTATTGTTGCAGAAGACTCTATTCTTGGTGGAGACACTCTTTCTAAATTTAAAGACGCTGCAAAAATAGAAATGTATATGGAAAATGCAGACGGTGGTTTTGCTGGTGAACGAGAGATAATGAATCAGTTTGGTTTACAGAATTTAAGTGAAGCAACCTTTGTAGTAAACAAATTAAGATTTCAAGAACTTACAAAACAGATTACCATAGAGTCTGGAACTGATGAAGAAGAGGGTGGTTCTGTTCTTCTAGAAGCAGGAACACTTGCATTAACAGCTACAGACTTAGAGGGAAGTGATTTCTACATTATATCAGAAACAGATGCAACAGATTCGGATCGTCCTTTTGAGGGTGATGCAATTTATCATCCAATACTAAATAAAATGTTTCAAGTTAATTTTGTAGATCACGATGAGCCTTTCTTTCAACTGGACAATAATCCTGTATATAAATTAAGATGCCGTCTGTTTGATTATGCTTCTGAAGAACTTAATACTGGTATAGATACGATTGATGCGATTGAGGATGCTTTAAGTCTCAACCAACTTGAGTATCAGTTTACTCTAGAACAAGAAACAGGAGTAGGTCAATCATTATCTATTGATAGTGAACTGTATACAATTGATGTAAATAATGTTACGATAGATACTACAATAGTTAGTACCGATTCATCTTCTTCTGGAGAAAGTATTATACTTGAAAATTCAGCTGATACTGGTAATGCAGAGTATCTACTACAAGAAGAAGCACGAAGTCTTGGGGATAACACAAATGACAAGACTGCACAAAACGAATTGTTTGATACATTAGATGATACAGTTTTAGATTTTACAGAATCTAATCCATTTGGTGATCCTACATGATTATAAATAGATTTAGGAGAATGTAGATGGCAAATCAAGTCCTTGGATTGGGTGGTAACGCGAATGATGGTACAGGTGATACCTTACGCGCAGCCTCAGATAAAATTAATGATAACTTCTTAGAGATTTATACTCTAATTGGAGATGCATCGTCTTTGAGTAGTGGTATTAGTGCAACTGCTTCAGTAGTTACTTTAACTGCTCCAACAATTAGTGGTGTAGTTGGTGGAACACAAACATCAGCAACAATCACAACTCTTGCTACAACAACAGTAAACGGAACTACTTTTAATGGTGGAACTCTCGCATTAGCTGCTGGTTCAATTACAGATAGTTCTGGTGCAATTTCTTTCGGTAATGAAAATCTAACAACAACAGGAACAATCACAGGCGCTCTTGCTACAGCTGCTCAAACTGCAATTACTTCAGTAGGAACACTAACTGCACTACAAGTAGATAATATTAATATCAATGGTAATGCTATTTCTAGTACTGCTGGTACAGATTTAACGATTGCTCCATTATCAGGACAACAGATTGTTCTTGATGGTACTATTATAATTGATGCTGGAGTAGTTACTGGTGCAACAAGTATTACCTCAACAGCATTTGTTGGTGATATAACTGGCGATGTGACAGGTAATGCTGATACAGCAACTACACTTGCAACTGCAAGAACTATTGGTGGAACTAGTTTTGATGGTACTGGAAACATTGCAGTTGCATTAGCATCTGTTGGTACTGCTGTTACAGTAGCAGACGAATCATCTGACA